ATCAGTACTTAGAGGAGCCTAAGGAGAGGGGTATCTTAGTAGTTGGGGACATTCCCTACCATGTTTCCCCAGTTACCGGGGAAGTTATACGCGGGCGCGCGGGCATGCGTAGACATATGAAGCAACACAATCTTGCCCATATGGATGACTTTAAGAATGAATGGAAGGAAAAAGAGAAAGAACGAGAAAAGTTTGCTAGGGGGGAAGACCCAAAGCATAAAAAAGAGGTGCGCGAAGCACTAATAGAAAGCATGCGGAACCACGGAGAATAGTCATGCCAGATGAAACATTACGCGATTCTATTGAGAAGGCGTTTGCGCCTGTTGAAAAAGAAAAGGATGATGTAAGTGCAGAGAAACCTGTCGCTGGAGACGCCGAGAAGCCGGCTCCTAAGGAAGAAAAGCCAGTCATTACAGACGATAAGCCTGTTGACACAGATGTTGGTGGAGATGGAACTCCTAAGCTGGTGGATGATGCTGCAAAAGATACACCTAAGAAAGAAAAAGAGGTAAAATCCAAAGAAGTAGCTAAGAAAGACCTAAAAGCTCCGGTTAGTTGGCGACCTGCTGCTCGGGAACAATGGGCGGCTCTTCCTGATGGCATTAAGGAAGAAATCCTTAAGCGTGAAGAGGACGTTAAGAAAGTTAACGACGGAAAAGCCGTTGACGGACAATTTCGCAGTCAGTTTGAGAGTGCAATATCTCCCTTTCGTGGCTTTATTGAGGCAAATGGTGGCAATCCTCTGGCATCTATTCGCAATTTACTGTCGACCGCTGCTACCCTCCATGGGGGTACGCAGTCGCAGAAGGCAGAGCTTGTCAAGAACATAATTAAGAATTTCAGTGTGGATATTGAAACTCTTGACAAGGTGTTGGCCGGGGAAGCCCCGCCTAAGTCTTCTGCGCAGATGCCAGACATTTCTGGACTCCTTAACAAAGAACTAGCTCCTATTCGTGAGTTTATAGGTTCAATTCAGGGCGGGCAACAGCAAAGAAATCAGGCTCTCGTTTCTGAGTTTTTTGCCAACCCTAAGTTTGAGTTCGCCCATGACCTAGCTAACGAGATGGCTGACTTGATGGAAGTTTCTGCGCGTCAGGGTAGGGAAATGTCTTTAGAGCAGGCTTACGATAAAGCAGTTCGTCTCAACCCCGAGGTTTCTAAGGTTGTGGGGGACAGGGAGCTAATCTCAAAGAAGACAACGGAGCAAGATGACCTTAAAAAGAAACAATTAGCTGCGTCCAGCGTGGCCGGTTCGCCTGGTGGCATTCCTGCGTCTGTGGATACTAAAAGAAGCCTGCGAGGAGACATTGAGGCTGCGTTTTCTAGTCACTCGGGCAGGTAGTTGCAATCTTAAAAGGTGTGTGTTACACTCTCTTCCAAGCTATAGAGCTAGGAAGTCTTCAGCCAACGGCAAGACATCCTCAAGAAGTCTAGGCGGGTATTCCACTTAACTTATTGAGGAGAAAAAATGGCTTCCGCAAATACGAACTATACGGATGTTCTTGCTACTACGATTGAGAATCGTAGCAAGAAAATCCAAGACAACGTCACGAACAACAACGCTTTCCTTAAGAAAATGTCCATGGGTGGGCGGCAGCGCACGTTCAGCGGCGGGCATAAGATTGTTGAAGAGTTGGCATTCGCCGAGAACTCCAATGCTGGATGGTATAGCGGCTACGACCTTTTGCCGGTCAGTGCTACTGATGTCATCAGTGCTTCGGAGTTTAACATCAAGCAGGCTGCTGTCCCTGTTGTTATCTCTGGTCTGGAGCAACTCCAGAACATGGGTAAGGAGCAGATGATTGACTTGCTAGAGGGTCGTATGACGGTTGCTGAGGCGACCTTCAACAACCTTCTGTCTGCTGGTATCTATTCGGACGGTGTTACGCCGACCACGAAGCAGATTGACGGTCTGGCTGCTGCGCTTACCACGTCTCCTACGACAGGTACGTATGGCAACATCAGTCGCGCAACGTGGACATTCTGGCGGCATATTTACAGCACGTCAACGTCTGCGATCGGTGCTGCTGCGTCGGCTACTAACGTCAATTCGTTGTTCAACTGGGCCTGGTCACAGTTGGTGCGCGGGGCAGACCGCCCCGACCTGATCCTGGTAGACAATACGATGTGGCGTTTCTATGCTGCGAGCTTGCAGGCTCTCCAGCGGTACGCGTCGGCTGACTCTGCTGGTTTCGGGTTCCCCACCCTTAAGTACATGGACGCTGACGTTGTTTTGGACGGCGGTATCTATGCACAGGCGGGGACGGGCGGCACAGGCACATTCTCTAACTCAGCGGTATTCCTGAATACTAAGTATTTCAGCTACCGTCCGCATGCGAAGAGAAACGTGGTAGCCTTGAGTCCGAATAAGAGGTACGCAACCAACCAGGATGCTGAGGTACAGATCATGGCTTGGGCAGGGAACGTAACCTGCTCCGGTCTTATGTTCCAGGCCCGGCTCTCCGGCGCTTAATAGGAGGAACATATGGCTTTCAAACTAGTTGGTATGATTGGTGCTCAGGCCATTACGGACACGAGCACGGTACAGAACCACCCCCTTGGGACTACGGTGCAAGGGTTTGACAGTACGTACGGCCACGGCGAGTTCATCTACCTGAAAGGTATTGGCTCGACAGTAGTTGGTTCTTGGGTTGACTACGATGTTGCTCTTGGCACGACCGCTCTGTCCCCTGCAACGACAGGCGTCGGTCCGATGGCGGTGGCGATGTCGGCAAACGTAGTGAACCAGTATGGCTGGTATCAGATCAGCGGTGTTGCGGCTGGCAGAGCGCCGAACGCAATGACTGTTGGTGCTGATGTCCACATGCTGGCGGCTACTCCGGGCAGCGTTGATGACGCCGCCGTGGCTGGTGAGCAGGTGCTGAATGCGAAGGTGACGACCACGACGGGCACGCCGTCGTCTGGTTTGGCACTTTTCATGATTCAGCGTCCGTTCCACCAAGGTCAGATTACCTAAGAAGGTAAGGAGGGGGCGCAAGCCCCCTCCGCTCTATGAGCGAAGCGAATGTAGCGGGGATGTTGCGTCCGGCGCATGCAGCCGCCGCAGTGACCCCTGATGATAACACGACTGTGGACTTTCGTGCCCTTTATATTGGGGTTGCCGGGACTGTAGTTGTCGATGTTCGTGGTGGTGGTACGTCTATATCTTTTGCAAACGCGCAGGGCATTCTCCCCATTAGCGTTTCCAAAGTGTACAGCACGGGGACTACGGCTACTGGAATCATAGGGCTAATATGAGCCACCAACACGATAAATGGTTGGACTGGAAGATTAGAAACGGGCTTGCTAATCGTGGGCCTACTGGTCGTGGAACTTGGGCACCAAAGTCGTTTTTTGGTGGTCTTCTTTATAAGGTTTGGTTTAAGCGTTATGACAAGACGCCCCCTTTACCACCGAAAGATACATTTACTCAAGATGTTAGAGGCTGCGTCAAAATGAAGGGAGATCTTAAGTGATTAGAACTTACGACGAAGCCGTTTATCGCGCGCTAAATTATCGCAGGTATCTTCAGAAATTTAAAAGGGATTTGGGTAGTAAGGCTGCCAATCTTTGCGGCGTAGCCACTATGCGCGGAGACCTCTCCGCCATTCTTTGTAAGAGGACATACCCTGGGGATGGTGGACATCTTGTTGATCTAGGATTTCTAAGCGCTCGTCTCATAACGAATACTGGTGTTGGTTTTCTAGTTGATGATTGGGATGACAGCACAACTGACATCACCACAATGACATATCACGATAGTGGTACGTCGAGCACGGCGGAAGCAGCCACCGACACTGACTTAATCACTCCTGCTGGCCCTACGACTAGGGCCACGGGTACGGCTGACCAACCTGCTTCTAATCAGTTAAGAAATATAGGGACTATTGCGTACACAGGAACACTCGGTATTGTAGAGCACGGATTGTTCAGCCAGGCTGCTCGTGGTGGCGGTTCGGTTCTTTGGGATCGTTCTATTTTTTCCGTTATTAACGTGGTCAGTGGTGACTCTATTCAGTTTACGTACACGTTGACAGTCACTGCTGGGACGTAGGAGACACTTATGCCACGTCCATATGCTCTAACCGTCATCAACCAGCAGGTCATCGGCACCGCGCTCGCCAACTCAACGACGCGGACCAACCTGCTGCCGACCAACGCTAGGTACATCCTCGCGCCAAACTGGGACATCAGTTTCGGCACACAGATGCACATACGCGCGGGCGGGCGCATCTCGAACATCGTCACGGCACCGGGCACGCTGACGCTTGACATCGGCTTCGGCTCGGTCGTCGTGTTCAACATGGGGGCTATGGCGCTCAACATCGTCGCTAAGACGGACGTGACGTGGGATCTCGACCTGATCTTGAAGTGCAGCGTATTCGCGACCGGCGTCAACTCCAAGATGTATGGTCGAGGCAAGTGGACGTCGGAGTCCGTCATCGGCTCGCCGCTCGTGTCGGTCGGTGGTTCCGGCGTGTTCAACCTGCCCGTAACGTCGCCCACCGACGGCACGTCATTCGACAACTCGCTCACGACGAACGACGTTGGTCTGTACGCCACGTGGCAGACGGCAAACTCCGGCAACAGCATCCGCTGCGACGACTTCCGACTGACGCTAGAGAATTGAGGTGGCCGGCGCGATCGCCCAGGTCAAGGAGGCCAGCGCCGTCGCGAGTGCCACGACGATCGCGAGCGGCAGCTTCGGCTCCAACGTCACGTCCGGCAACAAGCTCGTGGTCTACGCGACTCGCGGCACGAGCACCGGCACCACGACTCCTAGCAAGAACTCAGGCACCGCCACGATTGGCTCGTTCACCGCACGCGGGTTAGCGACTGAAGCGGCGCTAGACGACACGCTGGAGCAGTGGTCTGCGGACATCACCGGCACGGGCTCGTTGGACATCCTCGCGACGTTCTCGACCTCACAACCGGATCGCGGGATCATGTGCGTAGAGGTTTCTGGCGTCAGCGCTGTGGACGGCTCAGACGCCGACACTGACACCGGCAGCGACCCGACTCCAGACAGCTCAGTTACCGTCACAACGCAGCCGGCGTTTGGGGTTGCGCTCGGCGCTGGATATCAAGAAGCTCTCAATCCCGGATCGGGCTGGACGCAGCAGGGCAGCGACGTGTGGGTAGGCGTTGCCGATTCTGTGTTGCAGTTCAAGGCGATCACCGCGACAGGCGCGACGACGTGTAATTTCGCCAACCCGACCTTCTCGCGTACCTGCCAGGCGATGATCGTGCTGACGGATGGAGCGCCGCCATCGGGCGGCGTCTCCGGTCCGCGCCTCGGTCAGTGGGGTCGTGATCAGGGCTACTTCTACAATCGTCCGGGGAGAGTGTAAGTGGCAGACACAAAGATCAGCGCGGCGACGGCAGTCACGACTCCCGCTGACACCGATCAGTTCGCGACGAATCAAGGTGGCGCGTCGAAGCGCACCACGCTCGCGCAGATCAAGACGCACCCGTTCCCGGCGGGAACCGCGTCCGCGGGCACTTGGCCGAAGTTCACATCAGGCACTTTGCTCACGACGCCCGAGGATGGCGCGATAGAGTTTGACGGTACGTGCTTTTACGGCACGACCGACGCCGGCAACCGCGGTGTCATTCCGGTGCGACACTTCATTCGCTGCAACGTGACGCGGACGTTGCCGAATGATACGAACCTCAACGCCATCTTCGATTCTCCCGCTAACGGCCGGCTGACACTCGAAACCGGAGTGTACAGGTTCGAGGGGCAGTTCAATGTCACCGCGATGTCGGCGACTGCCGGCAACGCGCTAGTCAATATTTTGGGTGCCGGTACTGCGGTCATTGACTCATGGATGTGGCACTACTCTGGATTGGATTCGGCCACTGCGACCACTCCCGCTGACGAGGACGCACAGTTATTAGTTACCGGCATCACCGCTGCGTCGGCGGTGCTCGCACAAACCGCCACGACTATGCGGTTTAACTTTCGCGGCACGTTCGAGGTTACAACCGGCGGCACGCTCATCCCAAGCATCGACCAGGTGACTGCCGCCGCCGCCATCGTTGCCATTGGTTCCTATTTCATGATCGAGCGCATCGGCCCTGTTGATGTCGTCAGTGTCGGGCAGTGGGACTAATCGTGTGGCCGACAAGTGGTTTCTAGAAGACTCCTCCGGTAGCTGGACGCTCGAAGAAAGTAGTGACTACTGGATTCTCGAGGAGCAGCCGCCTCCAGTATTCATTCTCCGCGACCACCTACCGGAGCTTTCGCAGGCAGACACGTTCTACCCGGATTTGTGGGCGCGGCGGCACACTGTGTCTGTCGCAGCGTTTGGTACTACGTACAATCAAGCTCTCGCAGCTACCCTTGGGTTTTCTTCGGGAAATTTAGTTCGCCAAACTAACAAGTCCCTGTCTGGAACTTTAGGTAGCGCAGGTTCTTTAGTTAAGCTCACATCTATTTTCCCCTCGGCAACGCTTGGTATGTCTGGCTCTCTATTTAAGCAGACAAATAAGATCCTAGCTTCCACCCTAGGTTTTGCTTCTGGTATTCTGGCTACTTCTCTTATATACTTTTCTGCTGTGGGGGGAACCCTCGGCATGAGTGGTTCCCTTAGTAAGTTAACATTGAAAAATTTAGGTGGTACACTAGGGTTTGGCGGAGAACTTGTAAAGTCTACTTACAAGTCTTTGTCTGGGACCTTAGGTCTTTCTGGTAGTTTGAACAAATTGACACTTAAATTTTTCACGAGCACACTAGGGTTTTCGTCTGGAGTGTTGGTTGCGAATTTCATATATAAGCAAACTCTTTCGGCTACTTTGGGGATGGTTGGGATTTTGTCCACTATCTACATTCCAGCAGGTGGGGCGATAGTTTCTCTTTGGAAAAAAATTAGAATTTCAATAGACAAAGGAATTTGATATGAGAGAGGAAGCAGACTTCGAAATGACACAAGATGCGTTTGGTCGTGGTCCTGTCGCTAAGCGAGGGGAGCATTTTGTCAGGTTTTTTATTGAGCCGATTAAGGATGATGTTGCATCTAACCTTGAGGCCAGACCTATCTATAGGGATGCGGAATTTATAGAAATTCGTGCTCCTGGGGATGGGTCTAATGTTATTGTGTCGGAGCTTAACGACTATTACAAAGGATTTTTTCGCGAACAGTATGGCGCGTGGAAAAGGGATCATTCTACTGAGGGGCAAGTGGGGACTCCCCTATCAGCGTGGCCGCTAATTAGTCGCGCGCAAGTAGAAGAACTCAAGTTTTTCCGCATTACTACGGTCGAGCACCTTGCCAACCTCACAGATTCCAATCTTCAGATGGGTTTTCGCTCTTTACGAGATAAGGCTAAGCTTTTTCTGGACGCAGCCGCGGAGATGGCCCCTCTTTCTGAGTTGCAGGATAGACTCGACAAGCAGGAAAATGAGATTGAGGCTCTTCGTAGACACAATGACTCGTTATCAGCAAAGATTAAAGAGTTAGAGGATGCCTGATGGCCCGATATACTACAGTTAGTGATGTCATAAATCGTACTTTGCCAGAAGTAGGGCTTGGTACATCCTCTAATGTGTTTGCTGACACTACGCAGGCTGTAGTTCAGATGCGCAATCTCCTCACTAGTTGTGGTCTTTTCTTGCTGTATGAGTTCCCCTGGGAGAGGATGAGGAGAGAGTGGACATTTACTACTGTAGTTCCTGGGGATACTGGAGATTACACTCTCCCTACTGGGTGGGGATACATGATTCCCCAAACAGGGTGGTCCCGCACTAACCAGACTGCTTTGGCTGGCCCGCTGTCCGCTCAAGAGTGGCAGTATCTGAAGGCGCGTAGTTCCACAAACCCCCTTTATGCGTCATTTAGGTTGAAACAGGGCCAGCTTTCTTTGTACCCGCAGCCTCCGGAAAACGGTATCATCGTCGCTCTTGAGTACGTTTCCCGTTACTGGGCGGTAGCCGCAGACACTACCACATACAAAGAAATCCCAACAGCTAATGATGATGTTGTGCTATTTGATGACTTGCTTATCATCAAGGCGTTGAAGGCTGCTTTTCTAGGGGCTAAGGGATTTGACACTACTAAGGCGGACATAGAGTACGAAAAGGTTTTTAACAACATTGTAGGCTTTGATAATTCCGCGCCAGTCCTTAATGTGGGTCGTAGGAGACGTAGTTCGCGGCTTATAGATTCATTTAACGCCCCCGATAGTGGGTACGGCTAGTGATTAGTCAGGCAGCTATCCAGTGGGGGCGCAAGTTTCGCGTTCCTCAACAGCAAGAATCTAAGCCAGTTTCTATCCCTGCTCCTGTTCAGGGAATAAATGCTGTGTCCCCTTTAATGGGGATGAGCCCTCTTGATGCTCTGCACTTGTTTAATTGTACTCCTTCAGAGTATGGTTTGCGTGTTCGTGATGGATACGTTGAGTGGGCCAATGATGCTTCTCCTGGCCTGAAGGCTATCCGGAGCCTCCTCGGTTTCGTTGGGCAGACGGGGACAGTGAGGCTGTTCGCTGTCACTAGCGACGGTGTGTACGACATTTCGTCTACTACTACTAACCCGACCCTTGTAGTTGACTATAGCGCCATAGGGGGATGGGTCACTACTGGCGATGCGGGTTATTGCTCCCAGGCTCAGTTCACAACTACAGCGACATCTTACCTTCTTGTGGCTGACGAAGTTAACGGTTACTTTTACTACGATGGCACGACGTGGACTACCGCCCCCACGCTTAGCGGAAGCATAGCTGATTCTAGGAGCGTTAACTACGTTTTTGTATGGAAGAACAGGGTGTGGCTTTCCGAGCAAGACACTGCTAGCGCTCACTATTTAGCCACTGGGGCCATCAGCGGTGCGGCTTCCGAGTTTGCTTTCGGCAATAAGTTTTCCTATGGTGGACACCTCAAGGGGCTGTACTCGTTCACACGCGACGGCGGTGCTGGTATAGACGATTTCCTGGTTGCTATCGGTGCGGGAGGTGATCTACTTGTCTACCAAGGGTATGACCCCGCTGCTGTGGCTACCTTTGAGTTAAAAGGGTCGTGGTACATAGGCGACATGCCTGCTGGGAAACGAGTAGCTGTTTCCTTTGGTGGGGACCTTGTTGTTCTTTCTGTGTATGGACTTCTTTCTGTTTCCAAACTTCTTTCTGGTAAGTCCATAGCGGAACCAGATTTCTACTTAACGTATAAGATCGCGAAACATATTCGTGATCTAATGGCTACAGACAGAACTACTCGTGGATGGGATGTCTTTGTTGATTCTGTCCATGGACTTTTGATCATAAACACACCTAAGTTGGGGGTGTCAGATTATATACAGTTTGCGGCGGATCTAAATACGGGGGCGTGGGGAATTTGGCGTGGAGTTCCCATGTTCTCCTCCATTATTTATCAGGGACGCCTATACTTTGGCACTTCTGGGACGGGGGCCAATGCTAAAGTCTACTACATGGACGGACATGTAGACAATCTCCTTTTGGTTGGTGGGGACAGCGGGCAGGTTGCTTTTTCAGGCCAAACAGCTTTTCAGGTGCTAGGGGTACCCAGTCAGTCGCAGATTGTTTTCATAAATCCTTATTTCATAGCAGAATTTTCGCCATCTTTTGTTGTCGAAGCCATGTATGACTTTAACCAAGCGGAAATTTCTGCTGGTACTGGTTCGCCCCCGGTTTCTGGAGGCGATGTGTGGGACACGGGAATGTGGGATACTGCTATCTGGGAAGTTACAGAAGAGCTAAGTCCTTTCAGCGCAGTTCGTGGGGCTACTGGAATGGGTAGGTATGTCTCCGTTGCGTTTAAGGGGGCTACCGCGAGCGCCACTGTTCTTTTAGGCTTCGATGTGGTGGGTCGTCAAGGTGGTTACCTTTAGAACACTGGACATACCTAAGGACTGGCATTGGGTGGCTTCTAGAGCTAGGCCGTCCATAGTTTCGGACACTAGAGGGATAGTTGCAGTTAGCGAGCAGGGTGTTATACTGGCCGCTGCTATATTTGATAGCTGGACTAAGACTAGTTGCTGCATCCACTTAGCAATTGATAGTCCCATAGTCATCAAGCATGGTTTCTGCAATGAGATCTGCGACTATGTTTTCAACCAAGCTGGAAGATTGATGCTTATAGGCATGACTCCGAGCGATAATGCTCGGGCGCTTAAGTTTATCTTTCACGTAGGTATGCACGAAATATTCCGGATTAAGGATGGGTTTGACGTTGGCATTGACTACGTCATAACCCAAATGCTAAAGAAAGAGTGTAGGTGGATAAATGGGTAAGTCAACCCCAGATGCTCCTGACTACCGTGGCGCGGCCGAAGAAACTGCTGCGAGCAGCGCGAGAGTAACCAATCAACAAACGTGGGCTAATCGCCCAAATGTTACTACTCCCTGGGGTAGCTTCGCTTGGGACGCTTCTTCTGCTACGGACCCCTCTACTGGTCAGCCTATTACGCAGTGGAATCAGAATGTGAGTTTAACTCCTGAGAGTCAGTCTGCGTTAGATTCGCAGATGAGAATTCAGGAAGGTCGCTCTGGTTTGGCAGAAGGTCTTCTTGGTCGTGCTAATGACGAGTTTGGTCAGCCCATGGACTGGAGCAATCTCCCAGACTATGGCGGGGTCCCCACAGCTAGAAGCTACGAAACAGATGTTAGTATGCCCGACGCTATCAGAAACTACACTAGGCAGTCCCCGCAAGACTTTGAAAATCTAGATACATCAAATTTACAGGGAGTCGACCCTAGCCAACGCTATGTCGAGGGGGCTGGGGATGCTGTGTATGGACAATTTTCTCGCCGAATGGAGCCTCGGTTTGAGCAAGACCGCTCAGGGCTAGAAAGTAGAATGTACAACCAGGGACTTCGCCCTGGAGACGAGGCTTACGATAGAGAAATGCAGCGGCTTGGGCAAGATCAGGGGGACGCCAGACTTAACGCTATGGACCAGGCTACTCTTCGTTCGGGGGAAGAGGCATCCAGAATGCACGGAATGGATTTGGCTACTCGTGGACAGCAATTTGGCGAAAGAGGTACTGCTGCGGACTTTGGTATGCAAGCTTCTTCTCAGAGATTTGATCAAGGTCTTTCTGCCAACCAGCAAGCTCTCGGCGTGGCGGGCATGGGCTACGGTATGGATGAGAGCAATGTTAATCGCAGGATGGCTGCTGGCGGACAAGAATTTGGTCAGGAAATGCAGGCGTCCAATCTTGCTACTACCCTTCGCCAGCAAGCATTGGCTGAAGAAATGCAGCGTCGCGGGTTTAGCCTGAACGAAATCAATGCCATTCTCCACGGTCAGCAAGTCAGCATGCCCGGACAGCCATCCTTTATGGGCGCGAATCGTTCGGAAACCACAGACTACTCCGGTGCAGCTAGCAATCAGTTCCAGGCTGACATGGATAGGTTCAGTGCGAAGCAGGCGCAGACTCAGATGCTAATTGATGCAGTCGGTACGTTCCCAGTGTAAGGATAGTATATGCCCGCAAACCCAAATTCTGCTGTCATTAGTCCCTGGGACTTAATAAGAGGAATGTTTTCCCCTAGGTCTGGCTATGACCCGATAAACGCCAGAAGGGACAACCGTCCTTTCGCACAAGGCACTCCTAGCAGCCAACCTGCCGAGCGCAGGTTCCCCTGGGCCTTTGACAGCACACCCCATGATGGAACTGAGGAAATGCTTGCCAACAATCCAGGGTTGGCCGAGCCGCCCATACCTACTATGGAGACGCCTGTACCGCCTACCCTTGGCGCACCTACCGGCATGGGCGCAAACGCGGCTCAGGGGCCTTCACAGGCGGGCATGGCGCAAGTTAGCGGGGCGGTACAGCCGCAACAGGCTAACGCCTACGGCGGTCTTACTCCTGATATGATGGACGCTGCGGTTCAGCTTAGTGGTATGGGCGATAGGCGAGAACTTATACGCGAGCAGATAGCCCAAGCGGACGCACTTCGAAGCAAGCCGATGCCAAAAGGTATTCAGACTCAAAATGCGTTTGTCGCGGCTAACCCTCTGGCTATAGCAGGAAAGGTGTGGTCGTCTATTCGGGGGAAGAAGCAAGGCGACGCAGCTCGTTCTCGTGAGCAAGCTATGCTAGCGGAAATTCTTCGTGGCAGGGGTAAGCTGGCAGAAGCGTACAGAGGCGGGCCG